CGCTTTCCGACGAGTTGCGATACGACCATATCGAACCGGCCAGCATCGTCAATGTCTTTGCGATTATTGAAACGAAACATTTGCTCATCAAGGTAACGGAATAAATGAAACGGTTCCACAGCAACATAGGTGCCATGCAGCCCACGCTTGAGAAGCGACCAGAAATTCTCAAGACCGTTGGTGTGTACCCGACCGTCTACGTACTTCACGGCATGGTCAACGATCTGGTGTTGATACTGTTCATTCAATCCCCAGTAGCCGTGCAATTCATCGGTAAAGACATCCGCCCCAGCGGTGACATGGCTCTTGACCAAGCCTTGCAGGGTTTCAGCCTTGCGGTCGTGAACTACCGAAGTGCGTACCTTGCCGCCGCGTTCAAGAATTCCAACAACGGCAGTCTTGTCGTGGATGCTCTTGCCGCGTCCGGTGATGCGATGCGCCCGGACACCCTTGTGCATGTTCCGCGCCTTGCCGCCGATGAAGGTTTCGTCAACTTCAATTTCGCCGCCAAGTTTGCTGCCGAAGAAATCATCCTGCATTGCAAGCCGGATGCGGTGAAGCATGAACCATGCCGATTTTTGTGTAACCTTCACATCTCGCGCAATCTCATAGCTGCTCACACCATTTTTGCAGTTGGTGACCAGCCAAGTTGCAGTCATCCACTTATCAAGCGGAATGGCCGAATCTTCCATGACGGTTCCAACTTTGATAGAGAACTCGCGCTTTGCGTGATGAGTGGAGCAAGTCCAAGTGCGACGACTGGCGCGATACTTTACCTTCAGCGAACCGCAGGTAGGACACGCGACCATGCCGTTAGGCCATCGGCGGATCGCCAGATAGTCAATACAATTGTCGGGATTCGAGAAATAAACGATTGCTTCTTGAAGGCTCTTTGGCTCTTTGCTCATTGCGTTCTCCACACAAGGAATGTAGCAGAATTCCGTGGTGGAGTCAACTATATTATTACCAGAGATTTCCTGCTGATCGTGGCGAACGACGGGGGAACCGCCGTATTTCTCGAACGGAACGCGCGCGACCTGATCATCGACCTAGACTTCCTGCTGGCAACAGCCTGGCCAACAAAACCAGTGAGTCGAACCCCTTAACCCGCCCGGCCACTAGCCTCTCGATTCCCCATATACCACTTTAGTAACCAGCTCGAAACCGCCTCGTTTGTGCTACATTCCTATGCAATTAGCTTCGCGGATCGCACCAGAAAAGAGCTGGGTCGCGACCCTCTCTTTAGTGATCCGCGCCCTTTCCGCAAAGCTCCTATCCGCGCGTTGGCGCTTCACCCTTTTTCAAGTGTTTAAAGCGTGTGCCCGGCGCATATCGGGTGCGAAATCGTCTTCCTCTACGTGTGTCCCGAAAAGTAACCATCAGAGAAGTTGACGGCACCGAGTACCAGCTGAAAGCCAAGCTGGGCAAGATGGTCGTCGGCGCGGGTTTTGCCGAGAATCGCGAGCGCGGCCTGATCGTCATGGTTGCCGTCTCCCTCGCCTACGCCTTGCGGATTATGGTGGTTACGGAGAATTGCGAGCGGGGAAGACTCAAGCCCGAAGGCCGGCCCGAATGCTCGCTGGCGGCTTACCCAGCCCCCGACCAGATGACCCGACCTCACCGTTTCGGCGCAAAGCAGGATTGGAGCCGGTTCCCGATCGAGGTCGCATGACATTTCAAGTTTCGGCGAGACCCGAGAGCCACTTATTCGCGCAAAGCCAAACGCTTCTGTCGAGAGTCTCGCCGAATGTTTTGTCGCTTGGCGCTCGTTGAAGCCATCTGCGAGCTGACCGACCGCCACGTGGCGGGCAGGCCGCCGACAGAGGAAGAGCGGCGGGCGATCTACGAGAAAGCCTTCGCACTCATCGAAGCCAACGAGCTTTTAGGCGAGACCGCCGCCCAGCTCTCGGACTTCACCGCCAACGCCCTGATCTGCATCCTGATCGACGATGTCAAAGCGACTCACGGAAGACCGGCTCCAACGCTACCTGCACCGAAGTGACGAAGAGCTGCGCTGGGACCTGGTCGCGGCCTTCGACCAGATCGAGACCCTCAGAGATAAGCTCGGATCGGCGAGCATCAAAGTCTGGATCCTGACCGGGGTGGTGGCATCGCAAGCGGCGATCATCGCGTGGCTGGCGGACAAACTGTTTTCTTGTATTGACCAGGCCCACCAGGTCGCGAGAATCTTGCACTAGGAATAGTGCAATACGAGGTTGGCGAACGATGTTCAACCGCACCGGGCAGCTCAGATCGCGGAAAGCCAGACTTAACGGCCAGCAGCTCGATATCGCGTTCCCTCGGCGCGGCAGGCCTTCAAAGTTTCGCAGGCTGGAACGGGCCGGGCAGATGCGGCTCGATTTGCAGCGGCCCACTGCAAATACACACGCGGCATGTGCAAAGCACACGGCTGATGTGCATCCGGAAACCATGGACTCCGCCCTCGACTACCTCTTCCCCGTCGGACCGATGACCGACGACGAGCTGCACGCCGAGTTTGTGCGCATGTTCCCGCTGTGAGCGGGCTTTACATTTCGTTGTTTTGTTAAATTCTTTGATTCTTTTTGGGAAAGCAAAGCCTCAGTCGGGACCAGCTGCTGGCGATTTTGGGCGCGGCGAGATTGAAGCGCGAGCGCGACTGGCTGATGATCCTCGTGGCCTTCGCGCATGGGCTGCGTGCCACGGAAGTGGTAGAGCTCACAAGGGATAACTTTGCCGACGGCTTCATCACCGTGCAGCGGCTCAAAGGCTCGAAGCGCACCACCCAGCCGCTGATCGAGCACACGAACGAGCTTCTAAATGAGCGCACATTCCTGTTTGCTTACGCTTTGAAATGCGCCCCAAAGCAAAGACTCTTTCCGCTCACCAGGCAGCGCTTTTGGCAGCTGGTGCAGGAGCACGGTGAGGCAGCCGCGATCCCCGAACACCTTCGCCACCCTCACGTGATGAAGCACACCATCGGCATGCAAATGATTCATTCGGCGGGAATTGAGAACACGCGGCAGTATCTCGGCCACGAGTCGATTGCTTCGACCGGAGAATATCTGATCGTGGGCGACGACGACGCCAGCGCGGCTGCACAGGCCTCGCTCAAGTTTTGATTGTTTTGCTTAATAGAGGGCGAAGCAAACCGTGATCCACGTCCGCATTGATATCGTTCTCGGCATCGCGGTTCTCGTTGCCGGATGGGTGTGGCTGATAACCCGATGACGGGCCCGGAACAATTCGAGTGCTGCAACTGCTTCAAGATCGGCGCGCTCAACTCCCACGGCGGCTGCGCTGAATGTGGTTCGCAGGCAGTGATCTCGCAGGAGCTGATGCTGAGTGCGGCGGCGAATTCATCCTGCACGACACCTACGGCCACGAGGTAAGGCAGCATGCAGGGCGACAAGCCATTCCGCGTGTTTTTCCCCGAGCCCATCGTGCTGCACGGCGCGGACGAGAAACGCATGATCGAAGTGGCGATTGAATATTTGCGGCAATCGGGCAAGGTCAGGGTCGAGCCGCTGTTCGCGCCGGAGCAGAAGGGTTCCGAGTCTCAGTAAACGATGCCGCGAGGCGGATCACGCAAGCACCCGGCCGACTGCAAGTGCGGCAACTGCCCGAAGATCGGGCGCACGAAAAACAAGATCGAGGCAGTCGTCGGCGATAAGAACTTCGCTACTCGAGTACTGGCGCGGATCGGCAAAGCCGGCTGGCGCGACTTCGTCGACATCGCCAAAGTCCAGAACGATGAAGATTACGCACTGCATCTTTTGCTGACGATTTCTGGCTACGACCAGTTCAATAAATTGCTCGACCGCAAGCTCGGCAAACCGGTGCAGACCGTGAACCACCTGCACGACAAGCCTTTAGAGATGAACGTCACCCACAGCTTGAGCGAGCGCTTCCGTTTGGCGATCGAGAAAGCCGAGAAGCGTGTCAGCGCAGGCCGCTAGCTATCCCGCGTATCCAGTGGACTACGAGCAGATGCTGGTCGAGCGCATGCTCGAGCTTCGCCACGATCCGCTCGGTTGCGTGCTGTTTTCTTTCCCCTGGGGCGAGCCCGGCTCCGACCTGGCGAAGATCGCCGGCCCGCGCGCGTTTCAACGCAAAGCACTCTCGGAGCTGGGCGCGCACCTCGAGAATCCCGAAACCCGCTATAAGCCCTTCCGCAAGGCATTTTCCTCAGGTCACGGCATCGGCAAATCGAGCTTGATCGGCATGATCGTGCACTGGGCGAAATCGACGGCCATTGACTGCAAGGTGCTGATCACCGCCAACACCGGCGACCAGCTCAAAACGAAGACCCAGCCCGAAATCGCCAAGTGGTTTCGCATGGCGATCAACAAAGACTGGTTCGACGTGCATGTGACCTCAATCAAGGTGATCGACTCCGAACATCAGGACACCTGGCGCGCCGACTTTGCCACCTGGTCAGAAGACAACCCCCAGGCCTTCGCCGGCGCCCACAACCAAGGCAAGCGCCTGGTCATCGTCTTTGACGAAGCCGCCGGCATTCCCGACTCCATCTGGAAGACGGTCTCGGGCGCACTGTCCGATGCCGACACCGAGATTATTTGGATCGCCTGTAGTCAGGCATTCCGCTCCGAGGGCGCGTTCTACGAGGCCGTGTTCGGCGATCAGCGTCATCGCTGGAATCCCGAGATTATCGACTCGCGCTCGGTCGAAGGCACTAATGTCGAAGAGATCAATGAAGAGATCGCGCTCTACGGCGAAAATTCCGACCACGTCCGGGTGCGCTGGCTGGGCCAGTTTCCGCTCGCCGGCGGCGGCAAATTCATCGACCTCGAGCTGGTACAGACGGCACAAAAAAGAGAACCGCGATCTTTGCCCGACGATCCCTTGGTCGCCGGGGTTGACTTTGCCTGGGGCGGCTCCGATGACAACGTCATTAGATTTCGCAAAGGCCTCGACGCCCGGAGCATCCCTCCAGTGAAAGTCAAAGGCGAATTCACCAAAGACCCGGCGGTGATGGTCGGCAAGCTGGTCGATGTCCTGGCGAAGACCTACAACGGCGACAAGGTGGCCATGCTGTTCTTCGACTCCGCCGGCATCGCCGCACCGGTCGCGAATCGGCTGCGCGCCCTCGGCAACAAAAACATCATGGAAGTGAACTTCGGCGCGGCCTCGCCGGGTGAGCACGCCGCCTACTACCGCGATTACATGTGGGCGGAAATGAAAGAGTGGCTGCGCGACGGAGGTTCGATCGACGCCGACCACGATCTTGCTTCTGATTTGCAAAAACCAATTCTTGTCTCCGATCGACTGCAGCGCATCAAGCTAGAGTCGAAAGACGACATGAAAAAGCGCTTGGCGAAGATGGGGCTCGATTCCTCTTCGCCGGACGATGGCGACGCCCTGGCGCTCACCTTCGCCATGAAGGTCGCGCCGCGCAAGGCCGCGTCCGCGCCCCGGCCCTACGACCCGCGCACCGCGCAGAATGCCTGGATGGGATAGAGATGACTGCAGGAATCAGAAGCGAACTGGTGGCTGGCCGCACGGTCGAGCACTTCAGCCATCACGCGAATGTCGAATTTGAATCATGCTTCCGTCGCGGTAAGCGCCTGATGTGCGACGGCTGCAAGCACGGCTCGCACTCACTCTGTGCTTCCGAAGACTGCCCCTGTGTGTGCAACGATTCCGATTTTCGCTGGGTCCGGAAAGTGAAACCCGAAGACGACATCTTGGCGCGCGTGTTGATCGTTTGCCCGGAACTGAAGCCGCTGTTCGGAATGGCCGCGCGATGACCATGCGCGATCTGTTCTACGTGTTCGTCGGCGCGTGCCTGATGCTGATTGGAATCGCCGTGCTCTCGGCCACCGGAGTCCTCTGATGCCTAAATTCCTCGAACAGAAACTGCGGGCGAATGTTCCGCGCGGAGTTGACCCCGACCGCTACGTGTACGGAGCGATGAACAACATGGGCGCGATGCGGGGCTCGAAAGAAACCCCGAAGGGCCGCGCCATGCAAAAGAAGCACGAGAAAACCGTGGCCCTCAGTTCGCTCGCCCGCATGAGGATAAGGTAAAACGTGCAAGCCACCGCCTCCCAGATCATCAATAGCGCCCTGCGGCTGATCAACGTGCTGGCTTCGGGCGAAGTGCCGGAAGCCTCAGAAGCCCAGGATGCGCTCTTGGTCGCAAATTCCATGCTCGACGCCTGGAACATCGACCGGCTGATGATCTACACCATCAATATTCAGGACTTCCCCCTGGTGGCCTCGCAGCAGGTGTACACGCTTGGACTGGGCGGAAACTTCAACGCCGCCCGCCCGCCGAAGATCGAGCGCATGAGCGTGGTGCTCGTCTCAAACCCGGCGAACCCGCTCGAACTCTCGATGACGTACACGACGTCCGAAGCCGAGTGGCAGGAAATACTTTTGAAGGCGACGCAGACCACCTTCCCGCTGATGTGCTACGACGACGGGGCCTTCCCCTTGCGCTCTTTGAGCGTGTGGCCGGTGCCGCGCGAGGTGGACAACCTGAGAATTTATTCATGGTCGCAGCTCTCGCAATTCGCGGACCTGGTGACCACCTACGACTTCCCGCCGGGATACCTCGAAGCCGTGCGCTACAACCTGGCGCTCAGACTCGCTCCCGAATTCGGCGGCAACCTGCCGCAGGGAATTCCGGAACTGGCGCGCGAAGCGCTTGCCCGTATCAAGGTGTCAAACGTGCCGGTGAACAAGCTGAAGTGCGACGATATCGTTTCCGGCGGATCGGCGGCGGGGGCGAACTACCGGCAAGAGCTGTTCAATATTCCGTAATGTTCATCATCCACAACGACTGCATTGGTCGTCACTGGATGCATCCACTTAAGCGGATGTGGGCCGATTGTCTTTGCTGGATTGTCGGCCATGACCGCGATTATCCGCATGGCTCAGTTGTCGGCGTGAATGACACCGCCTATGCGAGCTGCCTCTGTCTGCGCTGCTGGCGCGGCGGATACGACGACGACAAGATTATCTCGACCGGCGGAACCCGCCTTTCCTAGATGCGCCGCATCACCTTAAAAGTTTTCACCCACTCCGGCGAGTGGGAGCCCTACGTCTTCAAAGCTCCGAAAGGCCATCAGTTTTCTCGCGCCGGCGCGGAGGGCCTGGTCGCCCGCTTCATGGGCCATGTGGAAGAGAAGTTTCCCGGCCAGATATTCCGCGTCGTGCCTTGCGCCGGCGGCCAGTACAACGTCATTCCTGAAGCTCGCGGTCATGCCTAAAACGTCCCAGCCGTAAATGCCTAAATACACAAAAGAGAACGACGACGCAGTCGGCGCCGGAGCAACGACGCGCGAGCAGAAGATTCTCGCCGAGTCGAAGGCCCGCTTCAAGCTGTGCGAAGACGCGGAGCGCGAGTTGCGGTCACTCGCGCTCGACGACCTCAAGTTCCGCGCCGGCGAACAGTGGCCGGAAGAGATCAAGCAGAAGATGATGCAGGAGCGCAAACCAGCGCTCACCATCAACGTGCTGCCGGCGCGCGAGCGCCAAATCCTCAATGAGCAGCGGCAAAACCGCCCTGCCATTGAGGTCTCTCCGGTCGATTCAAAAGCCGATCCCGATACTGCCGAAGTCTTCCAGGGCATCGTCCGCCACATCGAATACGACTCGGACGCGGACGTCGCCTATGACACCGCCGGCGCTTCCGCCACCCGCATCGGCTTCGGCTTCTTTCGGCTGATCACCGAGTACGAAGGCCCGAAGTCGTTCGACCAGGTCATCAAGATCGAGCGCATCCGCAATCCCTTCACCGTTTATCTCGACCCTTCGGCGCAGAAGGCGGACCGCTCGGATGCGAAATTCGGCTTCATCTTTACCACCCTCACCAAAGAAGAGTACCGGCGCGATTATCCGGACTCGGAGCTGGCCTCGCTCGACGACTGGCAGGTGATCGGAGCGAGAAATCCCGACTGGCTTTCGGAGGACGGCGTGCGCATCGCCGAATATTTCTATTGCGATTACCAGAAAGACGAGCTGATCGAAGTCAAGGCGCGTGGCGGGGAAACCACGCAGATGTTGGCCTCGGAACTCGACGAGATGCCGGAGGCGCAAAAGAAAAAACTGCGCATCGGCCGCTCTCGTCCCACCGAACGCGAAGTAGTGCGCTGGTGCAAGCACTCGGCCGAAGAAATACTCGAAGAAACCGACTGGCTGGGGAAGTGGGTGCCGATCATCCCCATTTTCGGCGACGAGCTCGACGTGGACGGCAAGGTGGTGCTCGAAGGCATGGTGCGGCACGCCAAAGACCCCATGCGCATGAAGAACTACATGGCCTCAAAGCAAGTGCAGGCCATCGCCCTCGCCCCCAACGCGCCCTTCATCGCCGCCACCGGACAGATCGAGAACCATCCCGAATGGCAGACCGCGAACGTCGATAACCATTCGGTGCTGACCTATGAGCCCATCACCGCCGGGGGGCAGGTGGTGGCCGCGCCGCAGCGCAACGTGGCCGAGCCCGCGATTCAGGCCATCTCCCAGGCGTCCCTGCAATTTGCCGACGATTTGAAGGCGGTCACCGGTATCTACGACGCCCAGCTAGGCGCGCAATCGCCCGAGCAATCAGGCAAGGCCATTCTGCAGCGCAAGCAGCAGGGCGAACTGTCCAATTTCCACTACCTCGACAACCTCACCAGGGCGCAGAAGTTTTTAGGACGCCAGCTGATCGACCTCATCCCGAAGGTTTACTCCGCGCCGCGGGTGATGCGCATCATCGGCGAAGACGGCTCGGAGAAAACCGTCCAGGTCAATCAGAAATTCCAGCAGGGCGGCGTTGAGAAGATTTACGACCTCACCGTCGGCCGCTACGACGTGACGGTTTCAACCGGCCCC